TAATTAGGTTCGCGGCGTGCCGTCAGGCAGACGAGTGATGGCCACGTTATTCCACATGGTCAACTCCCGGAATTTCCGGATGATGTAGGTCTTGTCGGGACCGTCCGGCAACAATTGCTCCAGCGTATTGCAGTAATTTCGAGACGCGCCACGGAGGCTCTCCATCCGCGCAAGCTGCTCCTCGGTCGGCTTGAGGTATTCGAAGGTTGACGAATGCATTATTGCTGTCCTTCCTTTATCGTGGTTTCTGCCGTGGCCTGCACTCCTCCAGTCGCCTCTCGCAACTGTTCCTCCAGCGTCTGGGCGACCTCGTCCAGATTCTTGGGCATCTCCGGTTGCTCGTCATCCGACACGGCCGCGCGCTCCGCTGCCTCCATGGCGCAACTGTGCGCAGCCTTGGCCGAATCCATCAGATAGCCCAGATGCGTTCGTATCTCGATTGTATAGCCTCGATACATGGCGCGATCGCGTAACGCCGCCTTGAGATTGGTGCGCAGGTCGTCAATGATGACATCTTGGCCCTCGATGTGACCCTCAAGCCGGCGAATCTCCTGCAGCGCAGCGTCGAGCTGGGCTAGTGCGTGGGTCGTGGGGTGAAGCTGCTCTGGTAAGGTCATGGGCAACTGTGGGGCTCGGGCCATACGGGGAGGAGGTGGGGGCATTGCACCGTTGACTTGCTGCTTGTCGCTGGCAAAAGGGTTTCTCATGCTATTTGCTCCTTATTTTTGGATAGAACAGGTGTGGCTGTCCCGGATTCTACATCAAATATCAATTTTTCTTTTATTCGATAAATATGAAATTTCTCTCCCGTTTTCTCGCTAAGCCGCTTGGCCTCTGCAAGAGCTTTGTCATAGACGTGATGAAGCATATAATCGTGCTTAGTGATAATCCAGTAATTCATTGGATTACCTCACCTCTTGCCAATGCTTGGGAGATGTTCTAGAAATTGTTTGGGCGCCCAGAGTAACTAGCTCCGAGCGCCCAGGTTGTCCGAAAGACTTTGCGGGTCCGGACAGGACGCGCAGGGTGTAGGCGCTTGCGCCAGTTCGGATGCGCGTGCTGATAAATGCCGAACAATGGCCGATTCCGTCCTGGCTCCATGGGACAGTCGAGCCATCTTCCCCTACCCTACACGGTCTCATTCCGTGGGGGTAAGGGGGTGATGGCCTCAAACCGCCCTTCACCATAGGACAGAGACCTAGAAAGGAAGTAAGAGAAGGGTTATTCATGGTTAAGAGCTTCATCAATTTTGGCGTTGTGATCGTCGGCGCCACAGTTGCAGATTCCTTCAGGCTCAGTGTCATTGCAACATTCGCCGCTTTTCGGGCACGAATACCAACAGTCCTCCACGCAGACATGATGAGTACGCTTCGCAGCCTCTAGCGCGGCCCGTAGGCGCTGAATCGTGAAGTCCTTTGGATACAGCCACCGCTGCTCCTCAGTGCTCCATTGGCGCTCCTGTGTGTCACTCATCGAGTGTCCTCCGGCGGCTCCGGTAACGGCATCCAATTTGTGGGCGTATAGAGTTTTTCGACGCCATCCGTCCAATGACCGCCAATCAAACTCAGGTCCAAGACCCAATGGCCAGTCGCGATCCACATGCCGTGATCGCCCTTGGTTGCATAGCCGCTATAATCGGCCAGCAATATTTTCTTGCCAGTTTTGGGGGCGGTCGAAATTGGCTGCCATTTACTCATCTACCTTCCTCGCATCTGTGACGAGCGCAACAAGGGCGGTACCGAGGAATTGGCGAGCAGTTTCCAGGGCGTAGGCTAGTGTCCTATTGCCATCCATAAATGCACTTCGCGCATCTATGTATGCGTCTAGGAAGTGTAGGACGGACTTGGCACGCTCCTCGGGGGTCATGAACGAACACCTTCTCTTATAAAAGAAGAGAAAACAGCAGAAATAATCCCCAAAAGAAAAAGCGCTAAACCTGGCAGAGTGGGGCCATCGTGGATATATATGGCTGATGCCAACATATAATTCCCTAGTGACATTACCAGCAAGGGTGTCATGATTTCTGCTCCGCAAATAACCTACCACAGCCGCAGTCTAATTACTAGTTTTATTGGAGCGCAATTTGCGTTTATTCTTGGGGAAGGGACGCGAAAGGATGCGGCGCTTGAGAGGTGGGTTCCACTTCAGCGCATTTAGTTCCTCGTTTATTGCAGATAGATTGATTCGCTCACGATGCGTAGCCTCCTTGCGCCGTATCCGCTTGGATTTGGCCATCTGCGGAACGTCAATCTTGGCTGTCTTCTCGCGGTGAGGCACAATCATCCGAGGCTCAAGGTTCCAAGGCTCGTCTGGGCCGCCATCAGCCTTGCGAATCGGGTAATGATCGAACGCGAACAGGCTGATTATTTGGTCCGCCGTCATTTGCTTGGCGTCCTCGTGCGGGATCAGAGGCGACCACCGGCCCAGCTCGAATGCCTTGATGGCCAGCAGCGCAGACGCCAGCTTGGTCTTGAGCGAGATGTGGGAGCGTTTCATGCCGCACGTCCCGCGTTTGCCGACAGCGTCTCGACATCAACCCCGACAAGGCCAGCGATGATTTCAAGCACAGCAGTCTTGCTGGCCTGGAAATCCTTGGCGCCCATGCTCTTGCGGCTCTGCGACTTGGCCGTGAACACCTTCACGACACTGCCGCTTACCGTGATGACGGCATAGGGATCGGACGGGCGGACGAATGCAGCGATGCGCCGAGCCTCGTCATTGGATCCGGCAACGATGGAGCGTTCATCTGCGAACCCGGCTTTGCACAGTGCCCACTTGCGAAGGTGCTCTACGGAGGGGAACTGGTCTGCGATGTCGTGCGGGAGCTGCTTCCAAGCTTCCGTGACACTCGCGAAGTAATGGTTGTGGCTCTGCTGCGAGCGCTCGTGTTCCTCCACAAGCCGATATTTCTCGCCCACGGCGAATTGCTTGCGGGCGCGCTCGGCAAAGCGCGGCAGGGGGCGGAACGAATCGCCATCCCAACTATAGTACAGCGGCGCCGTCATGTGCCGTACCTGTTGATTTTTTCGACAAGTTCATGAAGTTCGGCGTTGAACTGACGAATCTCAGCCAACATATTGTGTATATATGGCTCGTCTCGATAGGCGCGCTTCACGAACATCGGCATTTTGGGCCAGTAAACGCTAATATCAATCCATTCCCGTTCCGCCACCATGAGGGCGCCCTGACATTGCGCCTTGTGCTCAGGCGGGAAGTCGTCCGCTAGGATTTTCTCAATCAGGATGTCGGGCAGCGCCGTTTTGATTTCGAGCATCCCCGCCGTGCCAATCAACGAATCCGGGGAACATCCGCACTGAGCGCCGCATACAATGAACCCGACGCGCTGCGGCTCAGCATCTTTCATGAATGAGTAGAAGTCTCGGGCCTCATCCTCCATAGCTTTGCCGCGCTCCATGTGAGCGTTCTGGAACGTCTCCATGGGCTCGCCTGTAATAATCTCGCCTGCGAGCTTGCGCATGTATTTATTTCTGGTCTTGCGCTCCTTGCCGTCCTTGGCCGCAGCCATGACGGTGGAAAACTCAGACGCAGTCGGCATGCCCATGCGAGCCTTGAACCACTCAGGGCTGCCTTGTTCGCAATCGATAATGGTAACTGTCATCTTCAGCCTCAGTATTGGATCTTGGTATGCGGACAGTTGCCGCTCGCGATGAGCCCAATGACGGTCTTGCCGGCGGATTCGCTTAGACCAGCCTGCACAAGCGCAGCCAAAATTTCGTTGTTGATGCGCGCCTTGTGCCGCTTGTTGGCCTCACGCTTGGCGGTCTCCGCAACCTCCGCAGCCCTCTCCAAGGCAACGCGGTTGCGCTCATTCTCAACGGCCTGTAGCCGCTGGCGCTCAGATTCTTTGGCTGCGCGCTCAGCCTTGGCAACTGCCTCGGCAGCCTCAGCCGCTATGCGCCGCCGTTCAGCGTCAGCCTTGGCTGCAAGCTCATCCGCCTCGCGCTTAGCCTTCGTCTCTGCAGCAATGCGGGCTTGCTCAGCGGCGGCAGTGGCAATGCGCTCCTCGCGCTCTTTCTGTTCACGGGCAGCGCTCTCAGCCCGGAGGCGGGCAAGTTCTGCGGCCTCAGCTTCGCGCGCATACGCCCGATCATACAATTGCGCTAACTGATTACCCACTGAGGTTTGCGTCTCCCTTGCTCGCTGCGCAAACTCCTCCCAGTGACGAGTGGGCCGCGCTGCAAGAATGTCCGCGCGCTCTTTGATCTGAGCAGCGGTCGGCTCCAGACCGCCAAAATCCCGCAGGGCCTCAATATCGAGGATGGCTTTCTCGTGTTCTTCAATGCGCAGTTTATCCGCGTTCTCCCAGTCGGTGAGCGGCTGGCGGACCTCGTCTTTCAGCGCGTCCAGGCGGTCACGGATCGTGCGGCGCTCGGCGTCAACAGCAGACGCCTTGGACTTCCAGTCCGCCACGAGCTGCTTGCCCATATCGTCTAGGGCAGTCTTGGAGCGCGCCACTTTGTAGGCCATGGAGGCGATAGCATTGCGACCCCCAAGCGTGGAGATATCGCCCTTGAATGAGCGAACTTCGCTCTCGATCTTGCCGAGAATATCGGCCACGCCACCGGGCGCGAACACAATTTCCGGGGTCAGGACTTTGACGGCGATGAGGTCTTTGGACTCGCTCATGCCTTGGCCCTCTTGCTCTCGGCCGCATCCATCGCGCGCTGATAATCCTTGGCGCGCAGATCCTCCAATTTCTCCACCTTGAGATACTTGAGGAACTTGGGCAGATCGATCGTGCCAATTTCGGTGATCAGTTTCATGAGCGATTCGACCTGCTCCGCGCTGACCAGATCGCCGCCGGCAGCCTTCCCGTCATCGTCCTGAGACGCAGCAAGGCCGAGCGCAAGCATGAGGGTGTACCTTTGGAGATATGTGGCCGTAGAGCCGATGGCCTGGATTTCGTTCTTGCTCCCCGTCTTGTCGGGAGGGCCGAAAAGCGTGGTTTCCTCATAGTGGCCTAGCTTGTGCGACAGAATGCACGTCACGGCGATTCGATCCTCCTGCGAGGCGCGATATCGATATGAGAGGCCGAACTTGGAAATGATGGGATCAATGGCGCCAGCGACGGCGGCCATGTCAGCATATTTGCTGTTGTGCCCTGCGCGATTCTTCGCAATGGGCTTAATCTCGGCCTTGGCATCGGCCACGGCCTCGTCAAACGCCTTGCGCGCTTGGTTCTTCTCCCACCGCTCCTGCAGCCCCATAAGCTTCTCCAGTACATCGATGCTGGCGCCTTGGCTCACTGCCTGATGGAGCATGTCCGTGGGGGTAAGCTCGCGGCTCACCACGCGCATGGATTCGGTGATGGGCACTACTTGCTGCTTGGCTTGGTCGTTCATTTCGTCACCTCGATTATACCCGCTATCGTCCCGATGCACCCCGCAACAAGAAACACAGCCCAGAGAGGGAGGGGGGATGAATTGGTCATGGAACTAGGCGACATATTGAAGCTCAAGCTCCAGCTTCTGCGACAGAAACAGCGCAGCGCTCTGCGCGTTCTCCCGCGTCTTGAGGCCGGCAACGAGGCCGATGACATCTTTGTGCGAAGGCACGCAGTAGGCAAAGGCCCATGTGTCGCTCGGCAGGACATGATACAAATTGATGCGAATCATACCACACCCTCCAAAGGAGCCAGATCGAGCCATTGACAGCCCGGCGCGCTCATCTCGATAAGCACTTGCACGATGTCCTCTGCATAAGCCGCGAGCGACTTGTCGCGAGTGTCGGCGTAGGCGGCGGCGGCGGCGGCGGCG